TTAAGATCCTCTAGTGTACCATTATTATCAATGATTGTATCAAAGTGTGTGTTTGCCCATGCCCATTCACTAGGGTGAACATCTTTAGGTTCAACACCAATATCTTGATATACTCTAAACCACATAGGATCAATTCCACGTCTTACACGCCATACTTGACCACCTGTTTCAAGTATCATCTTTGCTTCATTTGGAAACCTTACATCTGTAATTACAAAGTTTTTATTCTTGTTTTGTAGTAAATGTTGTTTGGTTAAACTTACCCATATACCATCGAAGAAACCATTACGCATACATTCTGTACCAAATTCTTGTAAAACTAGTCTTGGGGTTATTTCACGACCTGTTTCAGCACTCCAAAATTCATCCTTTTGTTCGCGCCAAACACGTGATTCATCAGTTTTGCCATCTAGTAGTTCTCTGTTCCAATTGAACATGACTGCTACTGCATCTTTCAATCTATCTGCAAAAGATGTTTTAACAAAATTATGGTTATCAATTAATGTTTGTGCTACTGTGTCTTTTCCGGATCCAATTAATCCGCAAATGCCTATTATCATACGAATATTTCCTAATGTTGTCTTATTAGTATATACTATGATTTAGTGGATGTCAAGAACTTTTTAACCGATTGTGAAACCGTAACCCATTCCGCCTGCAACTTGCAGTTTAAGATCTTCTTCTAATTTATCAAGTTCTGCCTGTGCTTCTTGTTTTAGGGCATCACCATTTAAAGTTGAACCACCTTGTGGACCTGCAATAGTGGCAAATTTACTTCTTGCTTCGCCTAGCATATACTTACATTTTGCTAGAGTATAATCTTTGATCCATTGTTTTGCAAGATAGTCATTCATAAGTTCACTATCTGGTCTGTAATTGTAACAATATAACAGAAGTGTTTCTTCTGCTCTAGGTCTTTGTAACATAGTAAGTTTCTTTGTAGTTGTATTCCATTTAAATTCTATAAATGAACCAAACATTCTACCTACAAGTTCTTGGTAACTAGCAAACATATTGTAAGTTGCTAATCCGCCCATGTTTGAACTTGCTAAAAGGTATGTATTTGTGTAAGCCAGGTTAAATGGTTCAAACAATGTACCACCATCTCCGCCACCAGTTCTTGAACCAATTGAACGTCTAAATATTTTTCTTACTTCAACTATTTCATTTGCTAGTGTGTAATCGTTTTGATCTATTACTGTATCAAGGAAAATATAACTTTCTTCCACAGAATTATCAGAACGTTGACGGAATTTGTCAAATGCTGTGCGTAGTGATATTTCATAGTGTTGCGGGTCTAATTCCACATCGATCATGCCACCGCCTAGCATTGCGGACACATAATCAAATATCTCTTGTTTTTGGGTTACAATATCTGTCATCTTATATGTATTTATGCGAACGATAAATACAATTACTATGCCGAGACTGAGTTTATACAAACCTGAAAAGGGTAAAGATTACGAATTTCTAGATAAAACCATACAGGAGATGTTCACTGTGGGTGGTACGGACGTATTTGTACACAAATATCTAGGACCTAGAAATCCAGACGAAACAGAAGCCACAGCAGACCAACCTAGATACAATGCTGTCAAAGAAACAAACATTCAGGATATGTTATTCATGGAAAACCGTGATAGAAAATATGATCCTGATGTATATGTAATGCGTGGTATCTACAATGTACAAGATGTAGACTTTGATATGAGTCAGTTTGGATTATTCTTACAAAATGACATTGTGTTTATGACTATTCCTATTAATTATAGTGTTAAAACATTAGGTAGAAAAATAATGCCAGGCGATGTGATAGAAATTCCACACTTAAAAGATGAATATGCTTTGAATGATTTTTCTGTAGCACTAAAAAGATTTTATGTTGTTGAAGATGTAAATCGTGCAAGTGAAGGTTTTTCACAAACTTGGTACCCGCATTTATACAGAATCAAAATGAAACAAATTGTTGATTCACAAGAATTCAAAGAAATACTTGACTTACCAACTGAAGAAGGTTCATCACAGACTTTAAGAGATGTATTATCAACTTATGAAAGAGAAATGCAAGTCAATGATGCAGTTGTTAAACAAGCAGAAGCAGATGCTCCTAAATCAGGTTATGATACTTCACACTTATACACCTTACAGGTTGATGCAAACAACAATCCAGAACTTGTAACAACAGATGAAGCAACAATTGATGCCAGTGTTGCAAGTGGTAACTTAGATGCAAGTAGAGTAAACCAGACTCCAGAACGTAGTGGATATCAAGGTTATTTAATAGGTGACGGATTAGCACCAAATGGTGAGGTATTTGGTCATGGTATAAGTTTCCCAACTGCAAGTGTTGAAGGAGATTACTTTTTAAGAACTGATTTTATGCCAAATAGATTATTTAGATTTGATAGCAGACGTTGGGTAAAAGTTGAAGATGCAGTAAGACATAACTTAACTAATAGTCCTACTAAGAATACACAAAAAGGTTCATTTATTAATAATACAAAAACAACAAACATTGGTGGTGATACTGTTATTGAAAGACAAGCAATTTCAAAAGCACTTAAACCTAAGGCGGATAACTAATGCAACATTTCTATGATGGTCAGATAAGAAGATACGTTACTCAAATGATTAGATTGTTGAGTAATTTTACCTATAAAGATGGTAAAGGTGCTTTAGTAAAAGTTCCGGTCATGTACGGAGATATTACTAGACAGGTTGGGCACATCATGAGAGATAATTCAGAAAACAAAATTCCATCTGCTCCACGTATCAGTGTGTACATATCAGGATTACAGTTAGATAGAGATAGAGTAAGTGATAGCACATTTGTAAGTAAAGTGCATCTAAGAGAACGTACTTATGATAGTGCAGGGCAAGAATATTTAAACACACAAGGTAAAAACGTAACAGTTGAACGTTTAATGCCAACACCATATACATTAGAAATGACAGCAGATATTTGGTCTACAAACACTGATCAAAAATTACAAATCATGGAACAAATATTAATGATGTTTAATCCTAGTTTAGAAATACAAACAACTGACAACTATGTAGACTGGACAAGTTTAAGTGTTGTTGAACTAGAGAACGTAAACTTTAGTTCTAGAAGTATTCCTGTTGGAACAGAGAGTGAAATAGATGTTAGTCAGTTAGGATTAAAAACACCGATATACATTTCGCCTCCTACTAAAGTTAAAAAACTTGGAGTAATAACAAATATAGTAATGAGTATTTTTGATGAAAGCCGCGGTACAATAGACTTAGGTGAAAGTATGCCTGAACTTAAAGCATACAGTGATGGTGGTGCAGAAAGTCCTACAACTGATCTTGAAGAAGACAGTAAGGTAAAACGTAAAGATACCGCAAGTGTTAAAGTTACAACTTATAATAACCTAGATGTGTTGGTTATGGGTAATGTTGCTAAATTAATTTACAAAGGTAAAATAGGTGGTGTTACTTGGAACCAATATGTTGAAGCAATGCCTGGTGTATTTAGATCAGGTTTAAGTCAATTACAATTATCAAGAACTGGCAGAACGACAAGTATTAATGGTAGTGTTGCCATTGACAGCACAGACGATAGAAATTTAATTATAAATTGGGACACAGATACTTTTCCAACAGATAAGATTATTGCAGGTTCAACAGGAAACAGAAGCAAAATTGATTATATAATAGATCCTACTACTTTTAATCCAACAGTACAAAAGACAGCAGGTACAAGATTTTTACTACTAGGAGACGTAGGAAGTACAAGCAATACAGATGGTCCAGATGCTTGGAAAAACGCAGATAATACAGACTTTGTTGCTAGTGTAAATGACATAGTAGAATGGGACGGAACTAAATGGTCAATACTGTTTGATGCTAGTGCAAACAATGACATAATTTATCAAACTAATCTTAATACAGGCATCCAATATAAATGGACTGGTGAAGAATGGGTGCTATCCTTCGAAGGCGAATACCGAAACGGCACTTGGCACCTACTATTTTAAATAATTAATAGTATGAGTCAAGATATTATTTGTAGCGGAGCCTTATTCTATTCATTAAAAACCAAAAGATTTTTATTTTTACATAGAGTACAGAGCAAACAAAACAACGTATGGGGTTTAGTAGGTGGTACTAACAATACCAAAGAAACTCCATGGGAAAGTTTACAGAGAGAAA